AAATGTCGCTTTTTTCTTTGCGATAATAAACCTCTTTCTATATCTCTAACTCACACTCAATTACTTGGCAAAAATCAATCTTCTCGTCTGATACAAATTGGCGCATGAGCATTCGATGAGCGACAACTAGCACTGTCTGGTAGTCTCGGTACTTTATCATAGTTTGCAAAAAACGCGCCTTCATCTCTTCAGCTGTCTCATACTGAATAGGACTATTAGGAAGCAACTCCCCCTTGTTTTCTAAAAACAGAGTACGTGCTTTTTCAAAATTCTCTATGCCACTTTCGTAAACCTGCCATTCGTGTAACAAAGGCTCCACCCTCAAAGGAAGGCAAGTAGCACGAACCACATAAGATGCAGTTTCTAAAGCTCTTGTCACTGCTGAAGTTACTAGCAAATCAGCTGATTGTAGCAAGGGATTTTGGCAAAGTTCCTGAGCTTGTTGTCTTCCTTTCTCAGACAAGGCTGCCAAATCCATTCCGAATCCAGTATAAGAACGCTCTTCTAATTCACGGTAATCTGGCTCCCCATGACGCACAAAGATAATCTTCATCTTAGTGCCCTGTCGATCCAAATCCACCAGTACGAACTCCGTCTGCCTCATCTCCATCTGCAATTAAGAAGGGTGCAAAGACAGCCTGAACTACACGTTCCCCAACTTCGAGAATCACTTCTTGGTCGGTAATATTTTTCATCTGGGCAAAAATATGTCCTTCATTGCCAGGATTTCCATAGTAATCCCCATCAATAACCCCCACAGAGTTGATCAAGACCAGACCCTTCTTACGAGGGTTTGAAGAACGGTCATAGAGATAGAGCACTTCTGTCGGCTGCATATAGGCCTTAATACCTGTCGGAACCAAGACAATCTCTCCCGAAGCAATGACAGTGCGTTCCGCCACCTTTAAATCATAACCTGCTGCATGCGCTGTCTCACGCTTAGGCAACAAATTTTCATCTGTAAAACTCGAAACCAATTCAAAACCACGAATTTTCATATTTTCTCTTTTCTATTATCATTTATTCTAGGCTATTTTATCTTATTTATTCGAAAAAAGCACGAAAAAAGAGCACACAACAGTTATAGGCGATACGATAATTTACACTGTTTCACAATACGTTGAAATTTAGAGCTTTAAAGCGAGAGCAAAGTTGACTTTTTACATCGTTTTACAGACATTTACGACATTTTTGCCCCTTTTTTGCCCCTTATAAAACAAAAAAAGCCCGCAAACCTGAGCTTGCGGGTCGTTAAGAAGAAAATTCTCCTTTCTTTATTTTGTAGTAACAATTAGTCCATCAGGTAATACATCAAGCGCCGGTTTATCTGAACGACTGCCATCTTCGTTGACGTAGTACCATCCACCTTCAACTTTAACAAGTTCTTTTGAGGACATTTCGCCGTTCTCTTCTTTGAGATGGTATAGTTTGTCCTTGTATTGAACCCAGCCAGTGACCATTGCTCCTGAAGCATCAAGATAGTACCATTTACCATTCACAAGAACCCAACCAACGGCCATTGCGCCGTTTTCTTTGAGGTAGTACCATTTTCCATCATCCTTCAACCATCGAGAAGCTATTGAATAACCTCTCTCATTGAAGTAGTACCAGGTACCATCGATCTTTTCCCATTCTTCTTTTGGATAAGAGCCGTCAGGGTATTCATACCACCATCCCGTATCATTTTTTTTCCATTTGGGTTTAGCTTCTTCATCATCTAGTAAAACAATGTTCTTGTCGTACGGATTTGAAGAGTATTGCCACCAACGAATTCCGTCCATGGATGGAAAATATTCAAAGTCAGCATTACCATCGTTTAAACCATACCCGGCAATCCAAAGGCTATTTGGAAATTTCGCAAGAATCTGCTCATAATAGATATTATTGAGCGTGAATGGCTTGTAGCTGTAATAGATTGGCTCATATCCAGCGTTAGCAATAATCTGCATAAATCGCAAACATGCTTTAGTATTTGCTTGCACGTCGTCGCTTGCGTGGTCTTCATAGTCCAGCACAAGATACTTAACTTTTTGAGGAACATTGTCCAAGAAGTATGTTGCTTCTCTTTCTGCTTCTTCTACATCACCGCCAAACCATGCGAAATGGTAAAATCCGATAGGGTTTGACTGCTCCACTTGAGCAGTCAAGCAAGGATTTAGATAGTTTGTACTTTCAGAAACTTTGATAATAGTATTCTGTGTACCCATATCCTCCAAAATACCTGTGATATCATATCCATTGTGGCTGGATACGTCGATGAATAAGTCGTTTTTTTTCATTTGTTTATTCTCCTTTCCATGCATCATTCATCTGCTTGACCGCTGACTCGACAAATGTGTCGAGATCCTTATTAGTCATGCTGATATTGTATTTGGTAAGTTCAGCACGGATTTTAGTTCGTGCTTGCTCTAGCTTCTCTTGACCTTTATAGCCAGTTTCTGAAGCGACCTGCTCCACAGCATTGACCGCATTTTGGGCCAAGATTTCAACAATCTTGATGGTCTTTTCTCCATCTTTTTTGATAAGGAAGTCCTTGACTGCTTTGACTGCGATGCCTGCCAGAATGACAAGGATGCTGATTGCTCCGTTTGCGATAATTTCATTGATTTGTTGCATGTTATTCTCCTTTTTCGATTTCTTCCATGCGGTCGTTCATGCGGACCATTTCTTTTTGAATGTCTCCGACCGCATGAGTGATTGTGGTTAATTCTGTAGTGGTTTTTTCTAAGTGAGTCATCAAACGCTCTTCTCGTCTGTTAGAGTCGGCCTTTGATTGCTCGTGCAAATCCATAATCTTCTTCTCTCGCTTGTCCGAAGTCTTGATAAGATATCGAATGATAATAAAGAAAAGCAAGATAAACAAAATCGCCCAAGCTACCTGACTTTGAGCGATTTTTTCAGCTTCTTCAATTGGCATATAACCTCCTTTTACTCAATCCGTGGCATGACCACGGTCAATACACCTTGCTGCAGCATGTCAGAGAGTACTTGCTCCTTGTAAGTATAGCCCTCAGACTGTTGCATTTGGAACTTAAAGATAGTTTGTGTGCCTTTTGGCCATTTAGCATTATTTTCAAACGGATAAGCACCTGAGATGATGTCACCATTTGAGTAGCGACGGTCTTTTGCAAGAGGCTTGATGAATTGCGCAACCTTGCTGTAAGCGTTGGTAGGCATCCCTCCGTTTTGAGAGATGGCCAAGGCAATCAAGACCTCAGTAATTGCTGAAACAGACTCCAGATACTCTTTGTTAGCGGTCAAATCTTCCTTAGCCTTGTTAAGTTGTTCCTGGGCTTGCACGATTGCGCTAGATGGATCAATTTCAGTCTTGACAATATCTAATACTGCCTTGATTAAAACATCGTCAGAATCGCCTGTACGGTCACCAGCCAATTCACGCTGGTTAGTGCTATAACGATTCCCGTCTTGCAAACGGATTTCTACAACGGTTGTAACTTTGTCGCCCAAACCTCGCGTATAAGGCTTGCTTGCTAGTTCATAATTACTAATTGCCATTTGTCATTTTTCCTTTCACTTCTTCAAATTTTGCTTTGAGCTCTTCGTCTGATTCGATGATTCGTTTCATCTGTTCGAGCTCCATTGCAGTTACTGTGTATAATGCTTCTAGAGTTGCTGATTGAGTAGCCTCATTACTGACTCTCTCACCTAACGATTTGATTGTTAGGCTGCTGATTTGTTTGTCTTGTTCGTTCATGCTGTTTTCTCCAATTTTTCTATTTTATGATTAAGCTCTTGAATCGCCTTAATCAAGTAAGGCACAAGTTCAAAAGTTCGGTACGAGTATGCACCGTCTGGATTTTCGTAAAACGCTTCTGGGATGTATTTCTGGACATCTTGCGCCATGATACCGCAAGCGATATCTTCTATTTTTCCATCGTATTCTTTGCGATAGCTGTACGTTTTAAGCTTCTGGATAACATCGAGGCCAGAGACTGTACTGTCTTCGATATTGTGCTTATATCGACGGTCTGAAATCTCTTTGTTCATCGGGATCCAGTCGTATCCTGAACCGCTATAATACATATATAGATAGTTATCCGATGGCTCAAAATTTGAGTACTTAGACGAGTGAATCCAATGACCCGTTTTTCCTGAGTTCTCATTGTTGTAGTAAATGTGACCAGTTACACGGAGATTCCCATGGATGACTGGCGTGTTCCAAAATTCGGCCGTGTTATAACAATACATCTTTCCGTTATTTTTCACATACCAAGCATAGTCACCAGGATAGCCCCAATTGTTTCCCCAGTTGACCCACAAAGCCGTCTGTGACCATTGGCCAGACCCGTTACTCATACCGACTGAAAATTGGTTTTGACCAGTTATCCAGTACACAGAAGAGTCTTTCTCGTGTGTACCAATCTGGAATCCACCAATCCGCCCTCTGTAACCTTCAAGCAAAGTCGCCGTGACTACCATTGACCGCAACTTGTTGATGAAAGCTTCTTTAGCAACAAGCGCATCTGTGAAGAAGTCGCTCGAGACGAATCGTCTGGCCATGGCGATATCCATGACCAGCTTGTCTGCTGTGATAGAGTTGGATCTAATGATGTCTGAATTGAGCGTTCCGACACTAGCATCGCCTACAAACAAACGCTTGAAATAACCTTGAATAGCCGTCAATTCATCAAGTAAGGTCTTGCCTTTCAAACGAATCTTTTCAGCTTCAATCAAAATTTGATTGTTAGTCGCATTGATTTGCGAAACGATTGAACCAGCACTGGTCAGATTTTGAACGGCCCATGAGCCAGCAAGCTGTCTTTGAACTGTCTTCAGCCCTTCATTCTTAGATACCTCAACCTGGAACAGCTGGCTGGTCATAGCCATACGAGCGATATTGTCTGAGATACTGTTATTGGTATTACCCAAAATTCGCTCATAGAGTTGGCTTGTCTCTCGAACTCGTTGGAAATCGACTTGGTTAGCCTTGCCAGAAAGTAGTGAAGTGATATCTGCGAATCTGCCATCTACTGCATTTTTGTAGGTCGCTATTTGAGTGGCGATCGAGCCATTTTGAGGGTTGGTGATAGCTTCAAATTGGCGTTCAATAGCTCTCGCATCTTCTTGATAAGTCGCTTTACCTACATAATCCCTTGTTACTAACTCACGTACAGCCGTCGCTTGTCTCGCGCTCTCCTCACGAGTGTATCTTCTCAATGCTTCCTGTCGCTGACCGTCTTTATTGACATATTCCTGAATAGCTGATAAGTCAGTTCGCAACCCCTGAGCCGTTCGCTCAAAAGTGGCCTTAGCTTCACTGATAAGACCGTCAGTGTCTTCAATCGCAGGACTCCAATCTGTCGCAACATTACCTTTCTCGATCTTCACGTCCCAAACGCTCTTGGTAGCTTCCTTATGATAGGTGTTAACGCGTAGATGATAGATTCCTGTCGGATTATTCCAGATGATTTTCGTCCCTGTTGTACCTGTCTTGAGGTCCGATACGATTTGATAATTTCTGACATTTTTGTCCATGATCCAAAGGACCACATTATCAGACTCCTTATTCCCATCATGATGGGCCGTAAAGTTACCGTCCGTTTTGGCCGAAATGATGTACTTCTGACCCTGTTCCATGTAGATAGACGTCTGTCCTGTATAGATAACATTATTATCAAAATTAGCTGGCTTCCGATCTGGAAGAAAAGGGCCTTTTGACCCTTTCAACAAGTTCGTTCCACCGACCCTCAAGTTTGAAAATTCTTCACGGATTTTCCCAGCTTCAGCTACGACCAGAGTCTTATCTGCCTTGTCCTTAGTTGCGTTCAGGATTTCCTGACGAATAGAACCAGCTCGCACCTCAAATTCAGCAAGACTCAACTTCTGATCTAGCTTGTTCTGTGTGTCTGTCTCAAGACTCTTCACGGACTGTCTGATATTCTCAGCGGTCACATTTAGTGAGCTGATATCCGCTTTGGTTCTAAGACCTTCAGTCAGGCGGTTCACACCAGCATCTAACGCATCAGCACGCTGTCTGAAATTGGATTCAACTACTGAGACACGGTCTTCCTGGTCTTCGTAGGCTGGTTGATAGACTGGAAAATAATTGCCAACTGACAACATAGCGTTCTCGATGATGACCTGCAAACCAGCAGGAAACCCATAATTAGTCCCAAAACGAATGAACACATTGTTGGTCTGATAGGTCTCTGAAGAGCTAGACAAATCAATAGTGAACTCAAAATGTTGGCGTTCGGTAGTCCCGCCTTTAAATGTGAGTTTATAACCATACCACGGATGAGCACTAAAGTGAACATTGGCTTGTGTATCATTGACTAGGGCGACAGGGAAAGTCACATCAAAAGATATGCGGACATAATCACGCTTGAACCTGTCACTGTTCTTCCAGAAATCAGGGACTATGAATGTTCGATAGTCGTATGTCGCTTGATCTCCTGTCGTAAACGTCCTTGAACGCGAATTCCTGAAGTAATTCCGTGAACTACCTGTCTGCACACTCGCTATCTTACTAGCTAACTCCTCAGCAGTCTGTGTAAGTTCTGACTTGCTGGCTTTACCATCGGCCAGATTCGTCAGCTCTGACAGTCTACGGGTCGTTGTCTCTTCATACGTCGCTTGCGCTGACTTTATACCAGCTAGTTCCTTCTTGGTCTGGATAAGCGCTTCAACCTGCTTTGCAATCTCAGCTTCAGCCTGCGCCTGCTTCGGTCGAATATCATTCGTGATAGTTCGTTTCAGAACATCTAAATCACCCGACAGAGCCGTTTGAGCGCTTGTGGACTGTCTTTTGAATTCTTCAAGCTTGGCAACAGAATCCAACCCAATCCGCTTGGCTTCTTGAGCGAGTAGACTGCTGGCACCAGCATTTTGCAACGCTTCTTCAGCCTTTTGCCTATTTTCTTGGATAGTTTTTTTAATTTCTTGAGATTTTCGATTGAATTCCATATCGAATTTCTCGTGGTCGAATTCTGTTGGCTCAAGCTCCCATTCTGCTCCGTTCCAAAAGTACAGTTGTTTTTTATCACCGACGGTCAAAAATAAGCGATCGCCTTTTCTCAATGTCCCTTTTGGCACATCTAACGGTTTCACATCTCCAAAGTAGTTCGTGTTTTTTCCATCTGCTGAAACTAAAGCTTTTGTTGCCGTTCTTAAAGCGCGTTCGCTTCCTTCTATCGAATCAGTTAGCGTACGTGATAAATGACTAATTTCACTTGTTGCCCGCTGGACCGTCCCAATATCGTTGCAGACAACCTTTCGACTAATTAGATTGCCACCTACATCATATTCGCTAGTAAACGACACGATGCGGACTTTTTGACGAAATCCCAAGGTTTCGTTAATGGCCATAATGTAGTCACCCGGATTCGGACGGCTAAGTCGGTAGCCAGCGCGTGACAGGTCTTCCATATCGATTTCAACAGAAACCTTATAAGACTTGTCCACGTTCTCTTTTAAGCGTTCTAAGAGCTTACCTGTTTCTTTGTAGCGTTCATCTACTACAGGCTCTGCTTCAATTCGTCCATAGATTTTCGCTAGCGGACTTTCGTACTCAGATTCATAGCGACCTTTCGAATGATCTTCATCATTTTTCCAAGCCCCAAGACCTCGCTGATAAGTCACAAAACTGTTGATATTCTTTTCGATTTTCAACTCGTTCATGTTGAAATTTTTACGAACGATAGCAGACAGATCTGTCCCTACCCTCTTTAGGATGCGGACGACATGCCCACGGACAGAAAATTCAAGACCAGCAGCCTTGATAATATCGTTAAAAAGCGAGATTCGAGATTTATTTCCGAAATTTTCCTTGCGAATAGACCCGACCGTCGTTTCCAGATTGTACGTATAGCCACTGCCTAAAAAGATAGCTTGTAGGTAAGTTTCAAATGGTTTTGAGCCATTCAAAGTAGTGTAAACCATCGATTTTGACATGTCGTAGAAGAATTGATGTACCGCATCAAATTCAACTTCAATCTGTCGTCCTGTATCGTTAGGCTTTGCGTAAGTAATACGATAATACTCATCATCTAAGCGAAAACGCCAGCCTCGACCTATGCCATGCAAGACTTTGTCGTTGGTATAGATTGTGCCTTTTACAGACAATTCACCGTTTACCGCGTTGGTCACAGAGTAAGCGACTAAAGCACTATGCTCTGTACCTTTTTCATCAATAAATGTAATCAATCTACCACCTCCTTACTTATACAACTCTTTGAAACCAAAGATTTTGATAGTGCCCCTAAAATCAGTAGAATAACGAACTTGCTTCTGCGGATTTGGCTGGATGACAAAATATTCGTAATTCGTTCGAACGTTGATGTTTAAGTCTGGCAATGCCACACCTTTATAAATCGCGTTTTCGACACCAGATAAGCGCAATCTGTCACCTTCTTTGATTGGTGTTGAAGCATGATTGTAAACCCAGCGTCTTCCGTCAATCTCCAAAAAGAAGCTTGTTTGGCTAGCACTTGCAGTCAATTCAACCACATAGGGCACCTCTAGCTGGCTAAGAGCTGCCGTACCCTTGTACGGAATGACTCCGCCAGATAAAACAATATCTCGAGGAGCAGTTTCGCCAAATGGCAGTTCAGCAGTCACCAGTTCAAAAGAAATGTTATATTTCAGACCTGCTGCTGATTTGCCAATAAAACTATAATCAATTTCATTTCCGATATGTACCTTATATCGATATTTCCAAGCAGTGTGAGGGATATTTAGAAGGTTCAAATCCCCTTTCTTCACCCCCGGCAATTCAAATCCGTACAAATCATCTTGTACTGGGTGCATTTTCGTAACGAAATAAGGTTCATCGCCATAAAGCCAACCTGCAAGCTCGTCTTGTTTTTCCATAAATACAGAAAGGCTAGCAACTGCCAGCCTTCCAGAAACTTTAATTGTTTTTTGACGCAGGGTAACCCTATCGTGGATATACCCGCTACGTCCCTTGACTGTACGCCTGGCCACCTCAACAGAAGGCGTACTATCATCAATTTTAATGTTATAAATGCCTAACTGAGATAATTTAGTCTCAGCGTTAGCATGTGTAATCAGTAAATCCATTTCGTAGCCTTTCTATTCGTAGACAAAGTAGTCGTCTTTGATACGATCACGCGCTTCTTTCTCTTTAATAGTTGTATAAATCTTGTCTCCTACGATTTCATTGTGGATTTCAAATTTCGTATCTGATAACTGAGAATGCTTCACATCATCGCTTAGATTTTCCAAGCTTGATTTCAGACCAGTATTATTCACGCTAGCCGAAGTCGTGATCAAGCTATCAACGCTATAACTTTGGTCTGTAATCGCCATTGCATACTGTTTCGCAACACCGTTGATTCTGCGCACCCAATCAGACATACCGATATACATTCCCTCGCCTGTGAATCCACCAATGGATTTCATCACTCGAGATGGAGAATGAATATCCAGAGCAGAACGCATCACGCTTGCGATATTAGAAGCAATTGAATATGCGAGTGAGTAAAGACTACCAGCCATGCTTGCTAATCCATTATAGAGTCCTGAACCGGCATGGACACCGACAGAGTACAGATGGCTAGCTAGTGCATTGAAGATACCCACAATTTGACTATTTGCAGAAGATGAAACGCTGACAGCTTGATTCATTCCGCTATTAAAAGCAGATGAGACGGTGGACATGCCCTGTTGAACATAACTCTTGACCTTATTCAGAGCACTATCGACTGTCTTAGCCATCTTGTTTCCGCCTGAAGTTGCAGCTTGATCAACTTTATTCATGCCGTCTGTGACAGCCTTAGAAACGCCATTCATGGCATTTGTCGCAGCGGTTTCAGCATTCTTGAAGTTATTTGTGACAGCATTCGCAACTGCTTGAGAACTACTTTCAGCATTGGACTGCATAGTAGAAAATGCCGAGGTAGTAGATCCCTGCATACTATTTGCTGAACCTGTCGCTTTTCCACTCATGGTACTATAGTTACCTGAGACAGCTGCTGCTGTACTGCTAGAAATAGCACTTGCGTTGCTTTGAACAGTCTGGAACGCAGTATTTGAATCTGTTTGAAGTGCCTGTAAATATGAACTAGCACTTGTATTCAATCCACTTAAATTGCTAGTGACATTCGCATTCATAGTGGCTGATTCAGTCGTTGCAGTTGCTTGGGCTTGTTGCATATTTGTGGATACATTACTACTCAATGTCTGCATGTTGGTACCAGCAGCTGCTGTAAGTCCTTGCATACTTGTATCAACATTTGTACTCATAGTATTAGCCTTGGTTTGAGTATCAAGGTTCATTGCATCCATAGAAAGACCGACATTCGTTTGCATAGTTTGTGCTTGTAAGGTTGCATTCGTTGACATTTCTGTCGTTTTAGCAGATACATGTTCCGACATTTCTGTCGTTTTGGCTTTGACTGCTTCGCTTCCTTCGTCTGTCTTTCCAGTAACGAAATCCCACATACCGCCAAAGAAGTCTCCTACAGCGGATACAACCCCACCAATAGCCTCAGGAATTGCTGTTAGCATAGACTTTCCAAGTTCGAAAATGATATTCGCTCCAGCTTCAAGGATTTTTGGTAAACCCGCAATCAAACTGACAACTAATTGAGTAATCAGTTGCAGACCGCCCTGGATTAGTTGAGGCGTTGCTTGCATCAATCCAGAAACAAGGGAAGATACAATTTGAGCTGCTGAAGCTATGATTTGTGGCAAGTTTTGAATCAAACCTGTCACGAGAGATACGATTAGCTGGATACCGCCCTGAATAATCGCAGGCAAGTTAGATACCAATCCTTGGATAAAGGATGTGATAACCTGTACTGCAATATTTAGAATTGTTGGTAATGATTGGATGATACCAGTTACTAGATTTTGTAGGATTTGAATGCCGTTCTGAATAATACTTGGCATTTGTTGGCCAAGACCAACCAAAAATGTCGTCACTGCCTGTTGAGCTGATTGCAAAATTTGCGAAAGATTGTTAAGGACACCTTGAACAAGGTTTGCAAGCAATTCAACACCCATACCAAGCAACTGCGGAAGTGCGCTAGCAATAGACTGCACAAATGTTCCAATCACAGTCACTGCTGAACTGACTAATGATGTAGCATTTTGACCTACACCTTGAACCAAACTACCAATCAAATCAACACCAGCCTGTACCAAAACAGGGAACATAGTCGCAAAAGCGCTGGCGAATTTCGCTATCAAATCTGCTCCTGATGCTATCAAAGCAGGAATTTGACTTGTTATACCTGAGACAAGATTTTGAATGATTTGAGGGCCTTTTGTGGTTACTGTGTTTAACAACTGGTCTATCTGGGTACCAAACTGATTGTTAATGATTCCTAATCCAGCAACTACAAGACCAAGGATAGCAGCCGGACCGATAGCTGCCAAAGCAACACTCATGACAGATCCGATTCCTTGCGACATCATGCCAAGAATACTAATACCTCTGGATGCGGCACTTCCTAAAACCCCAGGTAAACCTCCGATTTTAGAAGAAAATGCTCCGATATATCCTGCAGCGTTGTTGAATACTCCACCTATAACACCACCGAAACTACTTATTTTTCCACCAAGTCCGCCTAAAATACCTGTCATTTTAGACAGTCCCTTAGTTGCAGGACCAAAAGCTAGCAATCCACCGACCAGGCTTAAAATAGGTGCAGCTGATGCCATAGAGCTTGTAAATTTATCCATAACACCATCGGCTAATTTCGTACCATTCAAGAAATGATCTAAAACTGGATTGATGTTTGCCATTGCGTCTGTGAAATTTTGAAGCGCTTTGGATTGACCAAATTTGTCAACTAATTTGTCTACATATTTTACAATCGTAGTAAAGAGTGGCAATACAGATTCACCAAGCTTTATCTGTAAAGTTTCAAACGATCCGCTTAGACCTTCAACAGCACCTTTTAAGTTATTAAGCTTTTCAGCAGCAACTTGTGCAGCAGTAACCTTGCTGATTTCCGCTTGCATCTTGTTTGCGCCATCCGCACCTTCATTCATTGCGATAGTTGCAGCACGAACCGCATCAGTACCGAACAATGTCTTCAACGCTTGTTGTTGCTGTTGCTGTGTCAATCCGCTCAGACTATCTTTCAGCACCTGAGAAATCTCAGCAAATGATTTTACTTTACCTTCGGCAGTAAAGAATTTATTAGCACCATCTTCTGTAATGATACCCAACTGCCTCATTGCGTTGTATTGCCCTTTAGTCTGAGGTTGCAGATTCATCAACATCGTTTTAAGCGATGTACCAGCATCCGAACCTTTAAGACCATTTTGAGCAAATACTGCTAAGGCGTTAGTTGTATCTCTGAAAGAAAGACCTAAACCGCTAGCCACAGGGGCAACTGCAGAAAGACCGTATTTTAATTCGTGAACATCTGTAGCAGATGCGTTAGCTGCTCCTGCTAGTTGGTTTGCTGCATCAACTACCGAAAGATTATCTTTTTTAAATGCATTCAATGCCGTAGATGCTATTTCTGCGGCTTCTTTCAGGTCAAGTTCACCAGCAGTAGCCAAATTCAAAGCACCTGTCAAACCACCATCTAAAATATCTTTGGTAGATACCCCAGCTTTTGCCAACTCTTCAATGGCATCCGCCGCTTCGGTAGCAGAAAATGCCGTATCAGCACCCGCTTTAATCGCTGCGTCATGAAATTGTTTCATGACATCAGTACTAGAACCAGTAACAGCCTTGATACTACTCATGCGAGCTTCAAAGTCAGCTGATTTGGTAATCGCACCGCCTATCGCGTTTTTGATAAAATTAAATCCGGCATAAGCTGCTGAAATACCAAGGGCTGTCTTGATAAGGTTGCTTGTAGCAGATGCCGCTTGATTTGTATGATTCACAATTCCCATCAGGGCGTTAGTAGCTTTACTACCTGCTTGTTGAAAAGCATTGCCCAAGCCACTGGAAATTTTGCTGGATAAAGTGCTAACTTTGCTGACAATTTTACCGCCCAGCGTATTGCTTATGCGGTCAGCGAAGCTATTCGCTTTAGCTGTTAGACCAGTAAAAAGACTAGACCAGCTTTGCATAATAGGATTTAGCACTTGATTTCCTAATGCGCTGGTAATTTTACCACCTGCTACCAGTACACGCGCTTCAAAACCAGCTAAAGAGGTACCGATACTATTAAAGGCACTACTAAAAGGCCCTGGTAAACGGCTGGAAAGATTAGTAAAAACACTTCCAATTTTGTGGATTTTAGCAGCAAAACCTGTTGCAAAAGCATCTGCCGCGCCATTTAGCTCGACAAACATTGCTTTCGGACTTTTTATAGCCTTGGTTAAATCAAACTGAAAAGCCTTGGCCAAAGTTGCATTGATTTTACTAGCTACATTACTGACTTGCCCTCCTAAAGCGGAAAAAGCTGATGAAATCAGACCTAAGACTGATTTAATATTTAGATAAGTATTTAGAAAGCCTTTTTTAATAGGTTCAGGCAATCGTTGACCAATATTGGATGCAATACGTTGGATTTCACCAAGAGCGATATTCAGACCACCTTTGAATCCTTGGCCTATTTTTTGACCGATTGAAGCATTTGAAGTCGCGAGTTTATTCATCAATTGACCAATTTTTTGAATCATTTGATTTGAACTATTGATCGCAGCCTTTTGAGCGTCGTCAAATGCTTTTTTAGTAGCAGCTATAACATCGTTCATAGCCTTTTCGTAATCTTTAGTATCTGCACCAATATAAGCGTAAATAGAACCATCAAAGCTCATACATCCACCTCCTTCTATGTCTAATTTCTATTTGCAAACATCTGGTTCGCTTTTTCAAGCAATGCCACAAAATCGTTTTTGTTTTTGATTTCTTTCTTTTTATCAGGGTGGAAAACCCTTCGAACTTTGTCCTTGTCTCTCTTTTTGCTGAGTTTCTTTGCATCGACTTTCTTCGCATTTAACGTATATCTCAGTTCAAGAGCTAGACCTGAAAGAGCTTCACGCTCTTCAATTTGTTTGTAGTAAAGGCCTTCCAAAATTGCATCAAGCTCCCATTTATTACAAGATAAAATGGTCTCTTGATCAGTAAGGCCGAGCTTAGCGCACTCTGTTAAGATACCGCGTTTTCCATCTTGCCAATAATTTCTGAAATTGCTTTGACTTGAGCTTCTGCTGTTTGATCCCCAGTTTCCGCTTGAGCTTGTGCCAATTCTTGTCCAAGTTTCATGTTTTTGATATATTTCAAAATCTTCTTCTTGAAAAAACCTGACTGCACCATTTCCTCTTCGATTTCCTGGAATAGTTCTTCCTGAGGATCATCACTTTCCGATTTTTCAAATCGTGCTTCAATAGCTGCCAAAGCTTCATCTTCAGATACCGCCTTGCCTTTTTTACTTGCACAATACTGAATCAAATCAACGATTCCTTGATCGTCACGATTGACAATTTTGAAGAATAGCGCGCCGACACCATTTCCGGTTGACTGGCCGTTTGCATCTTTAGTCGCCATATCTTTGTCAATTTTGAACATTAAGCGATAATCAAATTTGATTTCAACGATTTTTTTTGCAACATTAAATTCCATGTGTATATACTCCTTTTACAAACAAAATAAAAAGGTGACCTTTGACAGTCACCCCTTCTTAGATAGATTAGCGCTGGATGTTATCGTAGTCGCCTGTTGTTTCGCCTGGGTTTTGGTAAGCGTAGATATTGTTCAACACAGCCAATTCCTCAGCAGATAATGGGAATTTTCCATCTTGTAAACGGCCTACAATGCCAGCCGTGTACGAAAGCTCAACGAATTCTTCCACTCCATCATTGAATTCCACATCATCAGTGATTTTAGCATAGCCAAACTTAGCAGGGTAAGCATCTTTTTGATTACCTGACTCACCGATTTTGGTTTTTACGCTTTCATCAACGATAACACGCCAAATCTTGATTGACTCCCCCTTAGCTTGTGCGTCTAAGACAACGTTGATTGACGGATCCATCGGCGCAAAATATTGAGTCAATTCGATTGAGTGCTCGTCACTTGATTTTTCAAGCAAGCGACCTTGTTGCGTTTGCTCATCTTGATACTCACCGCCAAGCGTTGTGCTTCCGTCTGTACGATAAGCTGGCAAAAGCGCTCCTTCGCCTTTTTCTGCATGGATTGATTGGATAAAGTAGAATACTTTTTTACCGACAATCGGCTTAGCTGTAGTGATTTTTACTTGTCCTTTTTCAGCCATTTAGGACCTCCTTGTTTAAAGTATTGTTTCGGTCGTTTTAATTACAATATGATAGACTTCGCGACCGATTGAGTTGTCCATCAAAATAGTTGATGTCATCCGCGTGTTGCGACCTAATAACCGAATAGCTTGCGATTTGATGTTTTCTGCGTAGACTCGGCTTTTAGAGCCGGGCAAAAAGATATCGATTTGAATAGTGCTATCTTCGATTATCAGTCCTGTCTGCGCCGTTTTTGACGTGTCAGATGTAATGCCACCGACCACCAGAAACGGCTCAACTACGGACGCGTCAGGTAGCTTAAAATGGATTGGAATGTTTAACGCTCCCAATCGCTTTTTTAAGTCTCTTAGTAAATTGCTTGTTGGTGAATTCATAATCACCTCTTAAACATCTTATTTAGATTTTTCATCAATTTTGGATATTCCTCTTGTACAGCAGGGTGCATAAAAGGCTGTGGAGCCATCTTCCGCGTGCCTAGCTCAACATAAATTGAGTAGTAAGCTGGAGAGATAACCTTATAGCCCATAAACTTCGCTTGCATGCTATAGATGTTCTCGCTCATCCATCCTGTATCCCAAGGGGCGTACAGCTTAGCCAAACGCTCAACGCGCAGACTGGAGCGATTCAACTCTCTATCCACAGCAATTGGAGCTTGTCGTCCCTTCTTCTGTACCTCACGCAGAAATTTATCTAATCCCTTCACACGATAAGTCAAACTCATAGATAAATCACTGTACTATTTTTGTGGTGTTTCTTGCCTTTGACAGCTCGGCGCTTACCTTTATAAATGACTTCTGAGAAATCTTGATGAATACCTTGTAAATGTAACTTAAAACTGTCTAGATTGTACTTTCCAAAGATTCCCATCTGCTCATTATTAGTTAGCGCACTGCGTTGGCATGGCAAGGGGCCGACTTGATCAGTCGCAACATCATCTTCGAGACCATCGCTTGAAACAGCCTCTTTTACCAAAATGACTCTATCGTTGTAAATCACAGTATCACCCCCTAGATGAAACGCGCAATCCCTCGAGCTTTCCGCTTGCTAGCTAAAGAAATAAGGGCTTGCTTATCATCTTCAGATAGATAGCTATCTTCCCATGTAAACGCTCGCCCTTCTTCGCTATCAGCCTTAGCACCCTCAGAATTCAACTTGTTAAATCGTTTGATGGCCACATCACGAACGATGTAGGCTGCATTGTTTGGAATTTCTGTAATTGATGATTCGGAATAGCGATTGACAAAGGCAAGGATGCGCTCAATGCTTTCTTTGATGGTCAAATTCAGCAAGTCATCCTGCGCAGTATCGCTTACCCCTTTTAATAATTTGATTTCTTTTAAAATCTCATTTGTATCAACCGCCGTCATTGATTAGCCTCCAGGCACTGCTGCAGGAGCCACTTTTTCGATAGTAGTTTCTACAACACCTTGTGGAATTTCTGCAAAGAGTACATTAGCGCCGAAGAATACAGATTCGTAAGTGAGGTTTTTCAATGCACGGTCACGCGCAACAGCAATCAAACCAGTTTCATCTGTGAAGTCCGCGAACAATCCGCCTAAATCTCCAGAAGCAACATTTAAGTTAGCAAACACAAGGTTTTCGATTGCTGTTGTATAAACCTTGCCTTCTGGCACGCCATTCATAACGATAACGTTTTGCATACCCAAGAAATTCTTAAGCAAAGTCATACCGAATACATTAGAAGCATCAGCGCCTACACCAGCGTTTCCAAGGTATTCAGCAGCATCAACCGGATTCACAAAAGTAACGATTGGAGATCCTTCGAATTCGTTGAAAGTTGCGATTTTTGCCCACGCTTGAGCAAGCGCACCTTGCAAACCTTTACCCTTGTTCTTTGTCGGGTTAGCTTTTAGGAAAGTGAAGAATTGTTCTTTGATTCCGTTTTGAATTTCGCGCATCAAACGTGTATCAGCTTCCGTGATAGCGATGGATGCCCCATGACGCGCAATTGCTTCAGCAGATACAGAACGACGTTTCTTGAACCACGCCACTTCGTGCGCTTGGTCTTTAGTGCGAACCATTTGAGAAAGCGGAATGTCTTCCCCTTCGCCCGGATTTGTTGCATCCACATCAGCAGTCCATTTGTAAGTCTGAATCTTGAGATCGCTTGTAAGTTCTTGACGACGGCTAACACCCAAGAGAGTCAGCAAGTCGTTGATATTTTTGGAAAACTTGTTAACAAAATCAATAGACTTAATTTCGCCCAAGTTAGCCATAGTAGTTAGTTTTTGTTCAGCCATATTCTAGCCCTTTCTAAAAAGATTGATATTTTCAGCAATCGCAGCCTGACGCTTGTCAGTATCTTCAATTGCCATAATTTGTTCTTTCGTGATTCCTGTTGTAGTACCACGACGCGGCGCGCTTTGAACTAGTCGTTCGTTTACGCGTTTTTCAACTTCGCTATCAAATACATTACGCAAAGTCGTGATTTTAGCTTTTACTTCTTCAGTAGTCGGAGCCAACACATGATCTAAAAACTCTTGTGGCAACCCTTCGTCTGCCAAAAGTGACTGAGTTGCTAGCTTCATTTCACGTTCAGCTATATCCTGCTCACGCTTCTCTAATTCAGAGATTCGCTTCGCTTCTTCTTCTCTAGCACGTTCATCTTTGGTCAGCTTGGCTAGTCGTTCACCTTCGCTTTTGGCTTGTTCAAGCGCCGTTGCTTGTTCAGCTTCCCATTTTGAGCGTTCAGCAGCTAACATCTTGCCGATTTCAGCGCGAGTAAAAGTACGTTCATGCTTTTCGCTATCTGCATTTGATTCTACATCTACCGTTTTCTCATTCTGAGTGTCGACAATCTCAGTTTGATTCACAGTCGTAGTAGTTCCGTTGATTTCTTCTGACATAATTGTCCTCCAGCGATTACGTCGCCACTCGATAGTCTCGTTTTACGCCCGGCGGCGAAACAGTACAGCTTTTTAAAGTCTTCAGCAAAGTTTGGACAAGCAAAAAACCGTACGGGATTCCATACGGTTAGGTTTTATAGTTTAATTTCTTCAATTTTTGCACGTTGTTCTAGAATTTTTAAATAATTCCACATAGTCGAACGCTGACCTTTTAACAAATCGATAGGACATTTTGGTTCAAACTCTAGTTGTCCTTTTTCGTATTTATCAATCATCGTATCTAACTTTTGGAATCGTTCTCTCAATTCGTGGTATTCTTTTCTAAATCTTTCTTTCCAACCTTCCATTTTTTATTCCTTTCTTCGATTCACTCATTTATAGCAATTTACAGCAATTTATAGCAGTCTATTCCCGCAAGTCAAGATGCTGGATCCCTCCTAATCTTTAATAGCTCGGTTTGAAACTTTAGTGTATACATCTACGTAAGTCTCTTTCTTGTCTCCGTTATGCGTGATTTCTGCATAATCGCCACATTTTTCACCAGACTTGATTCGATTAGTACTAACAAGAGCTTTCCAGTTTTGTAGGGTCTTGCTAAACCAAACTACAAAGCAGTCTTCTGCTTTAATTTCACGACCTGATAAGCGCGAAAATTCTTGTGATGCCAATTCTTTTGCCTTTTTTAACATTTTTATTCCTCCGTTTTTTAGTATGTCTCCGCAAAAATATCGGGCTTACACGGGTAAAGCTCTCCTTGTACGCCTCTGATAATGTAATCGCCTGTTTTTGCGACCATGACCCCTTCAAGTGTTTTGATCTCACACCATGCAGGACCCTTGGCCTATTTACCATTGTCATGAGTGATAATCTCATTTCTTGTCACTGCGTCCCAAAACCAATCTTCTTCAATCAAACAACGTTCATTAAGTTGGACAGCCTCAATCACAACAGGTTTCTTTCTGTATTTCATTTCTTCGATCCTTTCTTTATACCATCAATCATCCCACTGATAATTGAATAGCCTACAACTAATAAAACGAGCAGAACGATTACGCCTGCTGTGATAGATACCAAATTCCAAATAAACATTTTATCTCCTTTCTGAGCATAAGAAAAGCACCTAGATTATTCTAAGTGCTTAAGTAGTGAATTGCATTTTTATATTTTTTAACACGCTCGTAGTCTGTATTGGTAACAGATTTCAAACGTGATAAATCTGAGTTGTGTTTCAAATCTGCAAGTTTTACAATTCTTGCTAAATTATTTGATTTCACTTTTTCAAGATATTCTTGATAACTTTGACCTTTTTTCTTTGTCAAAATTTGTACCGCTGTAACAACTTCATTTGACAAACCCGACGCCAATAAATCATCAGCAGTTACATCACTATCCTCAATCACATCATGCAAAAGAGCGACAGCTTTTTCTTGTTCAGTTTTGACTTGGCTGGCCACATAGAGAGGATGTTGTATGTAATCAATACCCGCTTTATCCACCTGACCTGCATGTGCTTTTTTTGCAATAGCTAAGGCAATATCAATCATGCCGCTACCATCCTGCCGATATAAGCAAATGCATCCTTTTCTGGAATTTCTTCGAAATCCGTGAAGTCATTGAAAAAAATTTTATTAAACCAATCAATGCTATCAACCCACTTTTTTTCGATGTCAAAAACTTGCATGACACCATCAATTAAACGAAGTACTTGAGGATTGTTCGTCGTTGTGTGGTAGTATTTAATATCTTTCATATCACTTCACCCTCTCTATATTTTTAGGAATCTCAAGCTCATTACTTAAATCAAGCATTTCTTTAAATAATTTCATGCGCTCTCGATCAGATGTACTTGTATCACGATACTTCTCATAAAGCTCATGTAATGGACCATTCTTTAAATCAAAACTTTCCTGAGTATGATACTGCATTTCAAAGTTGATACCATCTTTTTCAACGACTGTATTCACACCTTTATATGGTCCATCTATTAGCCAAGTATTTTTTACTTTAACAACTTTATAACCCTCTGCAATAAGCTCCTGTTTCATCTTCAAATACTCTTTTGCAAAAGTATCGGGATTGAAAATAGTTGTATACCGCAAAGCATCATTAATTTTACTTGCAGCTTTTGATAAACTTATATTTTCAACTTGACTATCTGTTGTAATTTTACGAGCTAACGACTCAGCTGTTTTCTTTCGAAATTCAAGACCAGCAAGTTTATCTTCACCAGCAATGCGTTGCATATCACTTGTGATTTTTGGCTCTATCTTTGAAATTCGATCCAAAAGTTGTTTACTGTGGTATTCAGCTGTTCCATCCCTCATACTTAGATTATACACTTCATTTGAATTATTTTCAACACTTCCATTCAATTCCTCCTCATCTGGCATCACACCCGACCTACAACCGAAATGAAAAGGTGGAGCATTTACCCCTACCTGCATTTCATCAATCAGATACCGCTTGTCTTCCGCATGAATTCTTTTGCATATTTCAGTTGTCCGATTGTCCAGATGAACCAATATTCGATAGTATTTAAGCCCTGCATCTTTGTAGCGCTGGATAGCAGAGCGATTGACAATCATCGTTCCGTCAGTCCGAACGAGTGTTTCAGCTCTACTGTTAGCTACTTTGTACTTCTGTGCTAAATCACGCGCCATTGTTCGAGGATGATCTCCACGGACAAATCCAGTCTTCAGGACCTTTTTCAAGTCCTTAACAAGATTGTCTGTATTGCCCCACAATTGCTGACTGTAGTTATAACCGTTAAAAGGCGTTTTAACTAGTTCTTTTAAAGCTGGTTCGTTGATTGTGCCAGTTCGACCGCTCATGGCCTTTTTATAGCCCATGAGAGCCATTTTTTGCAAATAACTTTCAAACTTATCAGCAATAAGACCTCTTGCGACCCCTGCACGAAAGAGCATATCTAGCTGCAATGACTCTAATCTTGTAGCGCGTGCAGTCGCATACTGTTCATTCAACCTTTTAAGTAATTCTGGGTTTTTCTCAGCCTGCTCACGATACTTTCTCGCATTCTCCCGATAATCTGACAGGTCGGTGCCTTTCAGTCGCTGTAGCGCCTCCTGATAGCTCATAGAGCCATTTTCAGAATACTTGCTGACAAAGTCATAAAAGGCTTTTTGCATTTCATTAGCTTGTTCTTGATAGATCTTATTTAATTCAGTAAAAAAATCAATATCTTTCCGATCTAGATAACGAAAAATTTCATCTGAGCGTTCTGACCAGTAATCAAGATGGTTTAGATTCGATTTCTTGTTCATCATCGACCACCTCATTTATTGGCTCTAGTCGTGGTTCTGGCTGTTCTAAGGCTTCTTGCTCTTTCAAACGTTCCATCTCATCTGCAGCATCTACTCCCGTCACTTGGTTCAGCAATTCGAAAATAGTCTGATCACTGACAATTCCATACAACGAATTAATCATCTCAACGATTTCTTTTTCGTTTTGCGGAACGTTCGGACTAAAGACTACAGAGGTCTCGTTGATGAGCTCGTAAGCTGTGTTTTCGTTACCTTGGATTTTCCAGATATTTACTGCCGAACGCAAACGACGCATGAGCCCAGCTTCAAACAGATCTTCTTGTTGCTCTCTGTAGTTGTCGCTAGCCATGAGCTTGTACTTCATCGACTCGCCTGATTGTGTACCAGCAAAGCTGTTATCAAGCGTGTCTGGAGTAAAAGTAAAACGCAAAATATCATTGACTAAGCGTTGCTTGTACGCTTCTGCACCTTGGCTATCATATGACTTGATTAAATAGCTAGCATCTGGATTCGCTCCGCCCGGATTCGGATTATCGTCTAAGATGAGAACCTGTGCCTTTTTGTAAGTCTGCGACACATACAGCCGACCATTGGGATTGATTCGTCCATCTTCCAAAAAGTCATTTTCTTCTGTTCCTGTGTACGGATTGCCCTTAATCATCAGAATTGCGTCGTTGCTGTTTTGTTGGAAGTTTGCAAGCTCAGATTGCGATAAGTCGTAAGCATCGATGTTGTCCAAAACCGACTCATAAGAACCTAAGCGGTCCTCATTGTTGCTATACTCATTGACTGGTACAGCTTTAAAGTAATGTTCTTGCTCGTCCTTGAGCGCCATTTTATCGCTATCTGTGGATTTCCACTCATAACTGTAGATATGATCTGCAGTATAGACTTTGATAATCGTTTTGCGCTTGCTGTCTCCGTAATCAACATCGTAGTAGTTCACGGCCATGAGTGAGTTTTGCTCATAAGTATCGTCATAAATAACAAAAGTCTGCTCTGGACTGAGTTTGTACAATTTAACCCACGCTTTGCTATCGCGCTCTGTGACTGTCAAAAGCTCGTAAGCACGGCCATAAACACACAAGTCTTTTTTGATCGAGGAGTTATGTTTCTTCTCGTTGTTTTTAGCTGAAAAATCCTTGATATGTTCAAGAATCGCTTTATTCTCATTCTTATACTCAACTGGATTCCCCAACATATACCCTTGCTCGAAAATGGTAATGTACTTAGCAAAGTCACTGGAAATGCGATTGTCTGCCGCGGTTTCATCAGTTTTCGCGGGTCGATATTTGATATTGTTATCGCCTTTGTAGTAGCGCTTCAGTTCTTTCAATCGTGGCTGTTGTTCTGCTTTATGACGATTCACATAGCGTTTCAACTGCTCAATCCAGTTGTCAGAACCGTATTCGATGGCTTCAAAGTCCTCAAGCATCATCATAAAATGCTCGTTCGATCTACTGTCAAAGCGTGTGCCTTTTAAAAATTTAACTTCCAACTTTACCTCCTGAAATAATAAGACGCATTCTTCATGCGGTCTTGTGTCGATTTTCTTTCGATGTGATATTTTTCCAAAGCATATCGAATCGCATCGATAATATGGTTATTCGCATCAATTGGCTCATTCAACCAATTGCCGTCTTTATCTTGCTTGTAGATATAAGTATCAAATTCCTCTATCGTTTTTTCGCAAGATGGGTGGATATAGATTTTAAACTGCTTCATAAAGTCTATACCAGCATTGATCGAACCTTTACCTTTCACAGACGCTTGTATTCTTCTAACACCCTTCGATCTCAACTCTGCTATTAAGCGCTGTTCTGCGCTGTCCGCTGTAATTTCTGCATTTAGCATGTCGTTCTTAGCAATCATCTGATAAATATCTTCTGTGGTCATAGCGTGCTCGTAATGTTCTGCATATATCCACAATTCCTTTTTATCCAAATCAACAGCCAAGCAAGGGAAAGTAGTCGGATCGTGTGTAAAACCAAAGTCAAGACCTGCGGCTGTTTCACCTACTCGTTTAATCGTATCCTGTATATCAAAGTCACGAACGCTGTAGTTTTCGAATACTAATCCCTCAGCAACTCCCCACTCACCATCACAGACGATTCTAGCCCGTCTAGGATTCGTCTGGTACAAATCCTCGTATCGCTTGATATCGACTTCATCCAGCCATTCGTTGCACCGATAAGTCGTTGTGAGTGATAGTGTATCTGCTCGCTGAGTTTCTTTATCAAAAAAGACTCGTTTGAGCCAATGCCTCTCATTCCATGGGTTGAATGTGACTGTGATTTGTTTAAAGAAATCAGGGACATCTAAGCTACCACGGATAGACTCGACGACTGTACTGAACTTGTCTTCAGTCTCGATTTGGTAGGCTTCCTCGAACCATGCCCAGCAAAGAATGCCTACATCAACCGTGATAGATGTGATTTTCAATTCATCATCCAAACCGCGGAAGAGAATCTTCTGGCCTGTTTCTTTGACAGTTATCTCAGGCAAAGACTCGTTGAATTTGAATTTATGAGCGACTTTCAGTTGGTTAGCAGCCCACTTGAAATCCGTATAGGTTGATTGCTTGTTCGTGTTTGAATATCTACGAATAACCAACAAGTTGGCCCAAGGATATTTCAAGATGCGCGTGATAAAGTTCAACGCTGTCGTTTTCGATTTCTTCGAACCACGAGACCCTTTCACAACGCGGTAGAAATTTCGTGAGCGCCAGAATTTTCCATATCCTCTCCCTACCGTCTTAGGCAAATCAACAACAATATCGTTCTGTTTAATCTGGTATGTCTGACTCATTCGCGAACACCACCGTTCCAGAAATATCAGCCTCTACTTTATCCGTCCAAAGCCTATGACGTTTTCCTAAAAGCTCAGCCGCCTTGATTCGATCTTTCGCACCGACGTCTATATCCGTAATCGTTTGACCTAATTCTCCGATGCTTATCAAGGTCTGTTCTTGCGTCTCTCCTCGCATTACAGATGTTAGGTAAGTAAGCACCTCTTCCTGCGTTGCAATCTTCTCAGACGCAAGCTGAGCCAGTCTTTCGTCGATATAAGATTTAATTGTAGTATTTTGTAGTAACTTAGATGCGTTTGTATTAGCGTATTTAGAGCTATACCCTGCCTTAATAGCTGCATCTGTTGCATTCCCGCTAATGATGTACTCATCTGCGAATCTCTGTTGTTTTAAAGTTAGTTTAGCGATTTTCCATCACCTCCTTTTTTTACAAAAACAAAAAGCCACACAATATGTGACTTGATGCAAGACCTCTCACAGACTTTGTAGGAATCGAACCTACGATGACAGTTTTGGAGACTGTTGTGTTACCACTACACTAAAAATCTAAATAACGGCACCAGGGATTGAACTAAATAACACAAAGAGGAGATCACCAGCTTACCCCCCTGATACCGCTAAACATTAAAGGAGTCATCAGTCCGCTTTACCGTACTTGCTGACAATACCATAATATCACTTTAAAAGTTCACTTTAGTTCACTTCGTTCACAATTTTTAGATAAATTTTCAAAGGCAGACTTTCTAATTTTTTGAATAGCACCTCTACTATATTTTAGCTTAGCTTCGACTTCATTCCACGTCATCCCATCGATGTAAAACAACCGCATCACGATATTTTCTACCGGATCGTTTAGCGATTCGATTGCTTGAATCAACTCATCACGCTCTTTGTATAAACCTTGAATTTCTTGATAGAGCTGTTCTGTTTTATCAATAATCAAAATATTCAATTCTTCTGATTGGTTTTTGTTATTTTTCGATTTTGGCATGTTATCGAACTGCTGTCCTCGCAAGATGCTCGATTTCAGACTGATGATTTCCTGGTGCTTCGATTTCGCTTTTATATCGATATACTGCAAAGCTTTTAATCGTTGTTTGATATTTATCGTCAATCTTTCACCTCCTCAACTTCCACGCCAGGGCAATCAAACACCCAGCCGAAGTCTGCATCTTTTAGCTCTTTTCGGGTGTGGCATGTACGATATTCCTCATTCTCTATATTGTCGCTAAATACCCAAACATGACCGTGCTTAAAATTTAGGTATTCTAGGTCTTTATCTAACCCTTTGAAACGGACCCGATACCGCTTCTCTTCCTCAATCTCGTAGCTGCTAAGCCAAGCACGAGCGAATATTTCTTGATTTTCTGCATTCGCCAACCATTCGATGGACTCGTCAGATAACCCATTTGCTTCCCATACACTAGGCTGCAATGCAAAAGATAAACTTACAGCAAAAGACTTAAATGTTTTACATTTTCTAATCCAATCCGCTACAGACTGCGGTATTGTGACTTTCTCTGGTTCGTCTAGTTGTTCTAAATCTTGTAAAAAGATTTGGCGCGCTAGCTCTGCTCCTTCAGCATCCCATACACCCTCAAGTTTTTTATACTTCTCAATCAATCGCTGTACTTTCATCTTCCAATTCCTCCTGCCTGTTTCTCTAGCCAGTTAAAGAGCAAGCCAAACTGCTCCGTCACCAGCTCATCATCATTGTATTGTTTACAAATTTCTCCGATTGACGACACCGCCCATAGCCAATAAGCATCTGAGCCGAAACCGACTTCTTGACTTTTCTGATTACTACGCGCCATCCATTCCGGAATGACTCTGCTGAAGAAATCAATATAATTGATTTTCATGGCAATTCCTCAATCTTGATATAAATTCC